TTTATCATTTATAGCCTCCAATTTAACATTTCGTACACCATCAGAATCATTAATCTCTAAAACTTTAAATTTTGAACTTCTTTGAAATAAAAATTCTTGTTCTTCCTGTATGTCTGAAAATTCTTTAATAAAAGCTCCATTTGTATATCCTTTTGGAACAGTTATTTCAAATTTATAAACATTATATCCTTCTATAAAATCTTCTGTTACTTCTTCTATTAAAGAAGTAGATAAAAACCCTTTATCTAAAATCACTTCTTTTCCTAATATTAAATCTTTAAAATATTCAGGATTTCCAGTTGTTCCTCTATAAGTTATAAAAGCTTTCTCCGTTTCATATCCTTGTAATGCTTTTTCAAGTTTATTTCCTTTTTCAAAATATTCATCAGCTCTTAATTTTACCCAATATAATTCTTCAGGATCATTATTAAAACTTTCCATAGCATCAGTAATGTATTTGTCATATCCCCTTCTTGAAATATTATTAATAGGCATATGTTCAGACATTGTATAATAATTTATTATTTCTTTATCTTCCTCAGATAGGTTTTCTTTCCATTTTTTATAAGTTTCTTGTTCATAAAAAAACTTATCAATTTCACTATCTGACATATTACTATATATTATATCATTATCTTTATCTTCAAGCAAAATTTCTCTATTATGAAGCTCATCTACATCTACATACGGTACTAAAACACATCTACAATTAGGATGTCGTGGAAGTATTGGAGATTTGTCTATATCATGAATTTTATTGTTATGAACTTTGCAGGTACTTGATGTTCTTTCATCAAGAGTAACTATTTCTTTTACTTTAGATATACCACTATCCTTCATATGAGCTAAATTAATATCGTTCATATGATGCATAGTTTCGGTTCTTATAAGTCTTGCAGAATTAGAAAGACCAGACCCCATACTTTTATTAAGTTCCATTGCTATTTGTGCTGTAGGTTTACCGGTTAATATTCCCTTTTTAACCTGAGTATTCAATTCTCTTTCTAACTTTTTAGAGTTTCTCCAAATTCTTTTAGAGAAATTTGACCCTTTCCACTTGGTCTGTATTAACTTTTTAGCTAGATCCTCGTTGTAGTTTATATCAATTCCTAAACTCTTTCCTGTCTTTTTTACAACGTCTTCTCCAGCATTTAGTATTATCTTACTTCCTTTATTTTCAATCTTTTCTCCAAGACCTTTTAAAACATCATTAAAGCCTTTTTCCATTCGTTTTAGATGTTCAGCTTTATAGAACTCAGAACGACTTATAACTCCGTTCTCTTCATATTTTGAAGCTATTCTATATAACTCTTCAAGTATTTCATCAGTTGCTTTTTTGTATATCTCAATAAGCTCCTTTTGATATTTTGAAGTATCGTTATAAGTGTTCCACAAATCATTAGCTAACCTTTTTTCCCAATATGAATTATTCTTCATTAGTATCAATCATCCCAACTGTATCAAAAGTCTCTTTAGCAAGTTTTTCTTTTTCATCTTGAATATCTCTAACCCACGGATGATTAGCAAGTATTGTATCTGTGCTTACTAATCCTCTTGATGAATTGCAGTTATTGATTATATCTGTTTCATTCATTATCATATTTCGATTAAATACAATTTCTACTTTCTCTCTTTTAACAGCATTATTAGTCTTTTCTAAGAATAAATATATAAAATTAATAAGGCTGTTAAAACCTCTTGAAAATTCACTCTCTAGTTGATTTGCTTTTAGCTCTAAACTCGAAAATAGAAACATAAGCGCAACTCCTGAAGGTGCAGCACCAAACCTGTCTAAATTCTTATCTACCGCCTGTCCGCCTTCTAGTATATCCTTTTTTAATTGTTCGTAATGTTCTCTAGCTGCATTTATGTCCATCTGCGGATTAAGTGTGGTTACATCACTCTCATCATCTGCATCCAAAACAACCGCTCTTTTTTGATATATATATTCTAGAAAATCGTCTAAGCTATCTCCACTATATCCTTTTAATACAAATATTAGATTCTTAACTTCTTGTATATAGTTTGCTACTTCTGACCTTGATAAATCATAATTATCTATCAATGATTTAATAAACTTAATATCCGGAAGTTCTTTTCTGTTGTTTTTAAATGCTATCCACGGAACTAATCCCCAACCTGTATCAATACCATTTAGTTTAAAATGCCCCATCTTAACCGGATTAATTAATTTTCCATTTTCAAGTCTGTAGTAAGTAACATCATTAGGAGTCCAAAGCTCAACATTTGTTACAGTTTCATATCTCCCAAATCTATACACTCTCACATCATAATATCTAATAACATATTCAAGCTCTGTATGAGTACTATCAGTCCACCCAGGTATTATCTGTTCACTATTTGTTACAAATAACTTAAATTCTCCCTTTTCATTTATGTAAGGGTGTAACCATGCTATCCCTTTGTTACTAGCTTCAAACCCTAACGACTCTAAATCATAGTTAAAATTATCACCTAGCTTATCTACAATTAAATTTGTAGTTTCATCTGTTTCGGCGTGAATACTTGAGTCTTTGGAAAACAAATAGCCTATTTTCTCATCTACCATTCCTTTATAGTTAGCGTGTGCTAACTTTGAATTAGCTTGATAAGTTTTTTTGGTATCTGATTTAGTTAATATATCATTATCTACAGAGTAGTACTTATCTCCAATCCTCATCCACTCTACAATCTTTGAATGTCTATGCTCAACGATTAACTTCTCTATTCTCTCTTCATCAATCGTACTTTTCTCAAATGCTAATTTCATATAGCCTATTCCTTTCTTCATAAAATCCATAACGCCCATTATTTTAAAAACCTCATTCCGTTACCTTTTCCTTTTCTCCAACGTTCAACTCCATACCTTAAAGCAGCCATTGCATCATCAAAAAAAGCAACTGGCTCATCAATATATTCGCCTGTCGCTTCGTCTTTCTTCCACTTCCATTGACTTATTTCTTTTATGGTATTTACACAAGAAGGATGTATAAAAATCTTTCTTTGCTTCAACCAGTCTATTTGTGTTGCTTGATATTTTTTGGCTGTTGTCTTTTCTTTTTTTACTTTTCTTGCCCTATATCCAGCTTTCTTCCAAGTCTTTATCCTATCCGGTTCCGCAGAATCGCAAAACATTTCTACATCTTTTGGAATCTTTCCATCGGCATAATCTATAATCTCAGAAGTATCTTTGTTATATAAATATATCTCTTTCAAAATATAAATATCATCATCTTTAAAGCCTAATAACAAAATAGCATTAGCATGATTAAATCCAAAGTCCTGTCCAAGCGCTACATCATCATAATCATCTATGTTAGTAGAAATATCACTAGTGGTCCAATTGTTTAATATTAAGCCCCCAATTTCTCCCCAATCACCTTCACCATAGATTCTATATCCGTCGGGATCCACTTCCTTACGTCTTACCATACGTTCTTTATATGCATCATCTATGAAGCGGTTTTGTAGATATGTTGAATGGTGTGTAAATACATTCTTATCCGCAATATCAAAAAAAGTCTTTTTTATCCAGTGTGATTTTGATACTGGGTTAAAAGTAAGCCTAATTTGGTAAAATTGCCCTTCTGGAAGTTGACCTCTCAAACGGTCATCTATGATTTCAAAATCTGCTTGAGTAAGCTCTGTTGCTTCTTCAATCCACACATCTGTTAACTTTCCTTTCTTGAAAGTTATTGATTTTAGTTTCTCTCTTTGCCTATCATCATTCATCCCTCTGAATATAATTTGATTCCCATTGGCCCTACATTCAATTTTAAGAGGGCTTTGTATGAATTTGAAGTATTTATCCGCCTTGTCTCCAAACATTCGATATATCGCACCTGATAGCTCTGCGTAAGTGCTATCTCTATTTGTTATATCTGATTTTCTAATACATACTAAATTTCTACCATTATCTTTAAGTAATCGAAGTATATAATTTTGGGCAGTGTCTACAGATTTCCCAGAACCCGCAGAACCTTTCATAACGATATACCTTTTATCAGAAGTATTTACACTTTTAAAAATAGGGTTAGCCTGTATTCTAATCTCCATAATCTACCTTTACATTTAACTCCATATCTACATCAGCATCCAACTCTACTTTATCAGTAAATAACCTATATCGCTTGCCAAGTAATTCCGCAGCTTTTAATCTATCTTTTGCGCCTACTTCTATATGTCGTGTACTCTGTACACCATCACCAATCCCATACAGCACCTCTTCTTCAAGCTCACCTCTCATCACAGACGTTAGATACTGCAATACTTCTTCTTGTTTAGCTATAGCTTTATTATCTAATTCTTTCAGTCTTTCTTCAATGTAGGATTTTACGCCTCTTTTTGCCACTAATTTATAAGCATTACCTCTCGCATACTTTTTACTATATCCAGCAATTACCGCTGCTTCTTCCGCGTTGCCACTGATGATATACTCATCAGCAAATCGCTTTTGTTTAATAGATAATTTTTCCATATCATCAGCTCCTTTCCACATTGACACTTCCTAGTAATACAAAAACGGATATAATTCTATATCCGTTCCTGCTTACAAAATATATTATTAAAAGGAGGTGCTCAATGCACTAATTTCACATTATCATTATATCATGTCAAGAAGTAATAT